AACAAGCAGGTGTTTTTGTAAAACAAATGTTGCGGTTGTCTGATTAGGCTTTCTGTGACTTGGCATGGCTTTTAATGGGAATTACGTTGTCGACCAACTTTGGTCGTATTTCAAAGTATTTCCTCGCTACCTCCGTGTTCAAGGATTCACCATTTACGGTGATCGTCTTGTATGTCCCAAGCAAGATACCTACGGAGTGACCGCAGGCTAGAGCCGTTTGGGCAGCGTTTTGGGTATACGCCAAATGGTACGAGGCAAATGAATGCCGCATACCATTGTCGATCCACTTTGCTGGGAGTCTCGGGTTTTCCTGAGACGCCAACCAAGGACTTATTAGTGTGGTGGGGTATCGCGATTTGGTGGTTGCGAGAATGTTTCCGGTCATGCCTTTATAGGGAGCAAGCCATTCGGCAAGGTTTGGCATAAGGGGAGCAAGGCGGCTTTGGTTGGTCTTGGTGATCTCTCGATCAAGTCGGATGTTACCGCCGACCCAATCAATGTTCTCCCACTTTAAACGAGCAAGCTCGGCTGAGCGTATGCCTGCAAATAGGCCAATAGCTATGAACGGCACGAGCTTTTTGTCGCAAAGGCTAACTAAAGCTTCAGCTTGCTCTGGCGAATAGATTTCTACTGGGGGTTTCTTGAATTTGATCTCTTCGGACTTCTCCGCAACGTGCTTGCGGTCTTCTGGGAGGTAGCCTTTTCTCCTGGCGTAGTTAAAGAGTACAATGATGCCCGAGCGCTGGTTGTGACGAGTTCTAGGGGCATAGGAAGCGTCGGAAAGATACTCATCGAGGTCGTGAGCTGTTATCAAGGAAACGGGCTTTGTGATCTTCGAAGCAAAGCGTTTTAAGATTCCCCGCATGGTAATCTTTTGAGCGTTGGAATTAATCGACAATTCGTTCTTGGCTAAAAATTCTTCGACTAGGGCAGGGACGCGGATTTCTTTAGTCTCCGCTGGATTGGTCTGGAGATAAGCTTTTACTGCCCGGTCTAGCGGGACACCGTTAAGCATATTCTCGCAAGTCCTGTAGTACTGAAGGTCTCGCATCGTGATGCCTTCGGCTGGCAGGGCAGATCCGTCCGCGAGTTGCTCAACAATTGCTTTTGCCTCACGTTTCGCCTCGGTGAGAGAAGCCAGCCCGCGACGCATTCTTTGTTTTCCTACTCTCCAGCACACGAAGTATGTTAAATATTTTCCTCGCACCTCGCATTCATAGATGCGAGCTTCTGCCCAACCTTTCTTAATTATGAGTGGCTTCATTACAAATACAGTTTTATTGACAAATCTTGACAAATGCAATGAAAATCTTTGCCGATTATTGCCGATTGCGTTTCCGAGCTTTCCTATGTATTTTCCTTTTTATGAAGGGCTTATCGGAAATAGTTGGAAATAAGTAACTTACATAAGCGGGGTCATAGCCCAATTGGAAAAGATCGGAAAAGCATGTAGGTTAGGTAATTACAGAAATCGGCTAAAAAATCTTGACGGATTCTTGACCACTTTTAACATTGCAAATGGATGTGAGTGAGTCTTTTGAGCGATATGGGCGAACTTGGCCTTCCGGAACTACTGAATTAACAATTGAACTTATTGGTTTCCGCGAAAATTTTTCTGCAGAAAGCGGAGGTTTGGGAAAATATGCGCATTTTCGGAGAGTTGTAGAGCTACTTTGGCCGTATGATAAAAAGAAAAACAAAGGCGGATTTCAGTGGAATCCGTGGGCCGAAAGAATTTTTGAAGCCGCGTGTCAGCACAATTATCTTGGAATTTCAGGTCCTAAATCCTCGAGTAAAACTCACTGTATTGGAATTTGGGGTTTAGTGAATTGGCTTGCTGATCCCTTCAATACCTTGGTTCTTGTCACGACTACCTCTGTTCGTGAAGCGAGGAAACGGATGTGGGGAGTGATACGGGAGAGGCATATCCAAGTTCAAGGCCTTCCGGGGAAGATCGTCGATTCAATGGGCAAATTAATTATGGAAGAAGCCGGCAGCGATCGGTCGTCTATTACCCTGATCCCCTCGGCTAAGGATAAAGAGAAAGAAGCTACCGAGAAATTGATTGGGCTTAAAAATAAGAGAGTGTTCCTCCTTGTCGACGAAGCCACGGACGTTTCCCCAGCCATCTTCGAAGCCATCCACAATCTCGACTCCAACCCCTATTTCCAATGTATCGCTCTTGGTAACTTTGCCTCTGCATACGATCCTTTCGGTCAGTTCATAGCGCCAGTCAACACCTGGAACAGCGTGAATGCCGAAATGGATGAGTGGGATACTAGCCGGGGCAAATGCATCCATCTCGACGGTGAGCGAACACCCAATATTGATTCAGACGATGAGTGGCCATTCCTACTCACAACCAAGCAACTTCGTGAGGCCAGGGAGTACCAAGGTGAAAACTCCCTTTCGTATTGGCGGTTCATCCGTTCTTTTCCCTCGCCCATCGGTGCTGAGCAGAACATTTATTCGGAAGCGGATATTCGTCGGTACGAAGGGGAGGCGCAGCCTGTTTGGGATGGGGCTCCCACAAAAGTAGCTGGGTTCGACCCAGCCTTCACCAATGGGGGAGATCGAAGCGTCCTGTATATTGGAGCTTATGGTAAAACAAATGTAGGGGTACCTGCGGTATCCTTTGGGAAGCCCTATCTTTTGCGGGAAGACTCAACTAGGGCTAATGAACCGAGAAACTTTCAAATTGCCCGCCAGGTGCGCGAGATCTGCGAAAGAGAGGGGGTACGGCCGGAACACCTTGCGGTCGACGCTACGGGCGCAGGGGACCCGTTTTGTGACATCCTAAGCGAAATGTGGTCGTCCCGGGTCTTTCGGGTCAAGTTTGGAGAAAAACCAACAATGCTACCGACAAGTGGCATAAGCCCTGTACGGGCAAACGAGAAGTTCTCAAATCGCGTTACAGAGCTTTGGTATGTTGGTGTGGAGTTTTTGAGGTCTGGCCAGCTCAAAGGAATTACCCCGGATCTAGCTAGAGAGCTTACGGCACGAAAATACAGCACCATGTCCGGAGGTAAACTTGTGGTTGAACCCAAAAAAGACATGAAGGCTAGAATGGGAAAGTCACCCGATTTGGCGGACGCAGCTTTTATGCTTTTAGATATCTGTCGCCATCGGCTTGGCGCTTATGCTGGAGGTAAACTTGTTGTGTCCCGCGGTGAGGGGTGGCTTAAACAAGCCGTAAAGATGGACGTAAGTTCTTACGAAGACAGGCAGTTGCTTAACGCCGGATAGCCCCCTTGACGAAATTTATTGAATGTTAGACTCAAGGGGACGTGTCGATTGAACTAGAAAATATTTCCGAATCTGGGAAAGCACCCAGAACGCGTATTAAGGACGCTAAAAGCGCACACGCTATTTACACGGCGATTCGTAATGCGGATGACGCTTCCTCCATTGATCGAAGCAAGATTCAATCGATGATGGATGGTGAGCCACCCTACAGTCCTCAAAAATTAAAAGCCCTCGGGCAGGGTTACCGAGCCAACTTAAACTTTGGTGAGTCCGCTGCAGCCCTCGAAACGGCTATGTCCGCTTATTCCGACCTGGTTAACTCCGTAGATAGATTGGCTTCCGTTAAAACGTCTGAAGGGGACGACGTTCAGCGTGTAGAGTGGGAAAACATTATTGCAGAAGAGTTCCACAGAACTCTGACTGATTGGGATGAGTTCTTTTACAAGCAGCAAATGCTGGCTCATCAGTTTATTGCTCAGGGAGTGGGCGTAGCTTATTTCGAAGATAATCGAAATTGGAAATGGGATGTCTCCGGATTAAAGGATTTTAAAGTTCCCCGTGGAACCCCCGCTTGCGACACGAAGATTGAGGTCGCCATTATCGAACGAGCCTATTTGGTTGGTGAGCTTTATCAGTTTATTGAAAATGAAAAGGTGGCTTCCGAGCTAGGATGGAATGTTGAAGAGACCCGACGAGCCATTATGTTGTCGACTGAAACAGGTAGAGCAACAACCCGTGACTGGGAAAAGCTTCAGGAAGAGCTTAAGAACAACGATCTGATGTATTCTCACGCACGATCCCAGACGATTCGGTGCGTTCATTATTTTGTTAAAGAGTTTGACGGATCAATTTCACATCACATTGGTTTGCGCTCCGGCGATTCTGAGCAGTTTCTCTTCACCAAAGTAAGTCGATTTTCTCACGCCAACGAAGCGTACGTTTTGTTTTCTTACGGGATTGGTACCAATGGCCTCCTGCATAGCGTTCGTGGTCTAGGCTATAAACTGTTCCCATTTATTCAGCTGTCCAATCGTCTGCGTAATGCGGTTGTTGACGGAGCCATGTTGTCCTCAGCGATGATGGTTCAGCCTTCTACCGGAGAGGACGTAACCAATCTTACTTTGATGTACAATGGGCCATTAAGTATTTTACCTCCTGGCATCAATGTAGTGGAACGCTCCATGCCGAATCTTGCCGCAAATGTTCTCCCAATCGTTCGCGACCTGGAGACAGTTCGGCAAAATAACACTGGTACTTATAATCAACGTCAGGTGATGCCTGATGGCGACGCTCGGACAGCCACCGAAGTTCAAGCTCAGCTTGCGCAACAATCAGTTCTCTCCACGCAGGCTATGAATCTTTATTACATTCCTTTTCAGAAACTGCTTAGCGAGCAGTTCCGAAGGCTTGCTAACGTTTCGTATAGGAAAGACGAACCAGGTGGCCAAGAGGCCCTTGATTTTAAGAAACGAGTAGAGGCTAGGGGAGTTCCGTGGAAAGCCGTTCAAAGCGTGTATCGAGTACAGGCTGTGCGCGCTGTTGGGGCAGGGAGCCCTGGGGCTCGTATGCTTGCGTTCAATGAGTTCATGCAAATCTTGCCGAGATTTGACGAGGTTGGGCAGCAGAATCTTATTCGTGACCGTGTTGCTGCTAGGGTTGGTTACGACCAGGTCGACAGATATGTTCCGAAGGCAGATGTCGATCGTATGCCAGTTGACGCCAAAATTGCAGAGCTTGAAAACGGAACGATGCAAAACGGACGGGGCGTCAGCGTTCAACAAGGCGAGAACCACGCTGTGCATCTTAAAGTACATCTTGAGGACGCAATGCGATTCCTGCAGGCGCTCCAACAGAACCAAGTAAACAAGCAAGTTGTTGGGAATTACTTTCAGCTTCTCTACCCGCACGCGCTTTCTCATCTCCAGCCAATGTTGTCCGACGAGCAACGCCAGCCTGAAGTTAAGGCAGCTAAAGAAGCACTTAATCAAATGCGTGAAGCGGTTGAGAACATTTCGAAAGAGCTTGAAGCTGAGGCCAGGAAACAACAGGAGATGCGAGCTAGGCAGCAAAATCAGAATGCAGACCCCAAGACATTAATGAGTCTTCAAAAAGCAAAAATAGATTCACAAATTAAACTATCAAATGCTCAACTTGACCAACAAATTAAGGCTACTGACCATCAGCAGAAACTCGCTTTGCGCGACGCGGAAACAGCTCAAAAGATAAAGAAGAATAAACTTGCTTAAAACGTATTGACCAGATAGTGTCGAGACACAATGAAACTACACGAGTGGGCCAAAAGAGACGATCTACAACTACAATGGAAAAAAGCTTGGGAAGAAAATCCTGCACTCAAAGCAGGTTTATCTGTACTCATGGAAGTAGCTTTACCTGCTGAAGTGAAAGTTCCTACCGGAATGGACGCAATTCAGTTTAATGCTCTTATTAATTCCAAACGTGAGGGGTATTATGATGCCCTTCGCAATATCGAAGTTCTTAAAGAGTTGAAACAACCTTCAGAGCCTTTGCCTGAGCCTTGGAGCGAAACGAATAAGGGGAGTGAATAATAATGTCAACAGCCACAGCCGAGCCTCAAGTTGAACCAGCAGTAGAATCTGTTAGCAGCGCCCCTGAGGTAGTTGCACCAAAAACTCCTTTTACTCTTGCCGAAGCCTTAGATGCTGCGCTTGGAACTGACGGCCCAGTGCCGTTAAACAAAGCGGCTACCCCAAAAGAGCCAGTTGCAGTTGCAAAAAAAGAAAAGGTTGCGGAGAGTAAGCCTGCCGAGGCTGTTGCGCCCAAAGCTGAGACTCCGGTAGAAACAGCTACCGCTAAGACCCCAGGCTCTGTTTTGGATCAGCTTGGAAAGCTTGGTCTTCCTGAAGAAACTACTGAATCAAAACCAGAACTCGAAGCTGTTTCCGAGGAAACTCCTTCTACTGCCTCTCCAGCCGCACAGACAGCGTTTGCTAAGCTCACCAAAGAATTGCGTGAGGCTAAGTCAAAACTTAAAGAATTTGAGAGCAAGGTCGCCAATCGCACCGAAGTGGTTGAAGAAAGCGGTAATAAGGCCGAAGATGATACGCAGCTTGCCGAGTACAACGAGCGTCTTGAGCAGTTTAAGAAAGAACGTGACGAGCTAGAAGGGGAGCTTCGAGTCTTTAAACTTGAGGCAACTAAAGAGTTTAAAACAAGTATTTCTGAGCCTATTGCAAAGGCTTCAAAAGAAATCTCGGATATTTTCTCTTCTTACGAGCTTAAGGCTGGAAATGTTTTAGAAGCTGCTTCTGAACCAGATGCCGCAAAACGTAGGCAGTTGGTTAAGTCTCTAACCAGTGAAATCGACCCAGTTGATGCTCTTGCCGTTCGTAATAAAGTTGAAGAGCTTGCCCAGCTTAACTCTAAAAAAGAAGACCTTTTGAAAAACAGCAAGGAAGCCTTGCTCCAACTCACAAAACGTCAGGAAGAAGCTGAACGCGCCAATCGAGCTACGTATGATTCGGAAGCCAAGAAGGCGTTTTCTGAAGTATGGGACAAATACCAGGAGGACATGCCTTTACTTAAGAAAGTCGATGGCAACGACCAATGGAACAAAACTATTGATAATATACGTACGGAAGCCGAAAAATTAGATACCGAGCCCCTTGACCATCGCGCCAGAGCGGCCCTCACGTACCAAGCAGTTTCGCTTCCTTTGGTGATGCAAGTGTTTAAGGAGTACATAGCCAAAACCAATCAAGAAATGGCCAGCCTTAAAACGAATCTGGCCGAGTACCGAAAAGCAACTCCTGGCGCTGGTTCTGGTACGGCTTCAGCCAAGTCGGAAAAACTCGATAAAGGTCTTAGCTTCTTAGAAGCCCTCGAAAAAGGTTTGTAATCCGTGGACGATACGCCCTTCGCCAACGATGGGGCGGATACGTCCCTGCGAAAGACAGTTAGTCTCCTCAATAAGATTGAGGCTAAGACTGGCTCCACCACTAATAACGAGGTAGAGGTAACAAACAGCATAGGTAATCCGATTCCAGTAAGTGGCACAATAACGACTGTTCCCAGAAGCGGAGCCACTTCAAAGTCGGTAAGACAAGGACTGCTTCAATCCGGGACCGATAAAATTTTTGAACAAAACCCAGCACGGAAGTATTTATTAGTCCAGAACCTTTCAGCATCTGCTGATATGTATCTTGGCATTGGGTACGCTCCCGAAAATCCAACTCCTTTAAATATACCTTCGACTAGCGGCAACAGCGGCAACGGTATCCTTTTACCAAAAAAAGGTGGCGGTATCATTTTTGAAGGATCTTATATTCCTACTGCTGCAATTTATCTGAAGGCAGAAGTGAATCAAGCAACTAGTACGCCATACGCAATGTGGATCGCTATTGAGGCTTAAAAAATGTTCCTCTCAGGATCACCCGATACAGAAACGCTACTGACCGAGGTTCCAACCCTAGTCAGCACGTTGCGGGAGAAGACTGGTTTCTTTACTTTGTCTCTTTCGCATGCTGTAACCGCAAATTCTGGAACAGCCGACAAAGTTGTATATTTTGGGGTTTCCCCCGCGCAAGAGGCAAATGAGACGGGAGCCGATAGGTTTTTTTATTTCCCAGCCGCGGTAAGAGTTGTTGGGATTATTTCTACAGTCTCAGTCTTATCTCCGGGGCAAGGCACTAAAAATGCTTCTGACGCAACTATGGGGCTTCAAAACGCAGCAACTGGAGAATTCTTTAACCTTCACGTCTCCCACAATTATTCAAAGTCTTACGATATTGTTCGGGGAGCTGGCAAAAACATAATTGTAAAAGGTTCTGACAAGTATCGAATACGGGTAGCCATACCTGGGTATTCTCAGGCAAACCCCTCAAACTACACCCATCAAATTACCCTCCTTTTAGAAAACCTGATTCCAAATATTTATTATTGCGGCTTTGAACAGGGTGATGCAGCGCTTCAGTTTAATTTATCTAGGTTTCCAAAAAAGTTTAGTAAGTTTGGGAGTACTTCAATTCTGGGAAACGTTTACGGCAACGTTGGGAGCTACCTAATTCGTCCAGTACCAGTAAAAATCTTTGGTAGAGTACCACCTTCTTCAGATTTTGTTCTTTCAGACCCAGCGATAAACCCCTCGACAGTTATAATTAATGATCCACCGCCAGCAAACACAAACGCTAATTTACTCTGTGATGAGCTTGGGGCTGAATTCAGCAGCTACCCAACCTTTGTTAAGAGACCCTATTTTAACAACATAGGATTATTGGTGTCCACTTACAATCCAGACAGCTGTATAGCAACTGTACCAGGATTTGGCGTTCCCACGACTTATGTTAATTACCCCGGTTACTCAGAGTGGTGGGAAGCTAGTTTTAACGCTTCCAATAAGTATCGATTGGGTGCAAAAAACGTAAGGACGTCTTACTTTTCTTACGATACTCCCGATAGCCAAGGTAATGGTTTTTATGCGGAGGCCTTTACTTTCGCTGTTGGGGGGAAGGAGGATCTTTTGACAACAAGCCCTTTTAATATCGTTAATATTCAGAATTGGTACTTTCTGAAAGTAAGGATTGGTGTTTTGATTGATACTGTTGGCGACCCCCAGTATTGCCCAGACTACATTAGTGTCGTCACAACTGTAGACAGCTTAAATGGTGTGCAAGCTAACACCTTCTCGGAAAAACTACCAAAAAATGGAATACCTAAGCTAGTTGTTTTTGAGCTCGATTGCGCTCCGAATTTTATTTTCAAGTTCAACTTCTGGAAAGTGTCACCCGCCGTATTTCCAGACGTGCACACCATAGGCCAGGGACCTGACTCTATTATGTCTTTCAGCGCTGTTACCATTGACTAATTCCCAGCCCCACTTGACAAGTTTTAAAAAGCATTACGATCTACATTAGCTGTTAGAAATTGACATGGGCGTATCCGCGGGCCGCCACCGCGTTAGTCGAGGACGAATAGCTTACGGGCAATAAAAGCTCTGGGATGCCGCCAGGGAAACAAACACAGGAACTGCCATTACCTTCGGCAATGGACTTACAGTTTCTAAATTTACTTTTGAAAGGACACTAAATACTATGGCTACTGAATACACAGCAATCGAGCAGTTGCTTATCTCTGAGAGCAACCGTATCGGTGACGATATTTATCGTAAAACAGTTGATACGAGCCCCTGGCTCAAATTGGTTAAACAAGATGCTTGGCCGGATGAGATGGGTGACACCGTTTCCGTTCTGGTTTACGAGCGTTCGCTACCTTATGACGGTAGTGGTCCCAAGATCTCTTGGAACAACGTTTCGCAAAACGGCGGTTCTTACGGTGGCACATTGTCGTATGACGGAACTGGCGCTGACTCAGGTGCTTCGGGGAATGCTAATTCTTTCCCTAGCAGCGTTGGTAAAGTGTTGGACTTCGGTCAGACGCTTCGGACCTACGGGCTGCAGCACGCTGCGCTTGAATCCCCTAACGTCTCGTTGAATGACCTGCGCTTCCCCATGAAACGGAAAGAGCAGCTCTCCAACATCATGCAAATCATGACCGAATCCACGACTGAAGTCTGGATTCAGCGGTATCGTGACCAGTACGTCGACCAAGCCGAAAATAAGCTTCTGGCGACTACCTCTACCGTTGTTGCCTCAGGTGAGGACGTTGGTATTGGTGGGACCATCCGAAAATTGTCAACTGGTGTTGACACTCGTGTAAGTGGTTTCCCCAGCGCCACGACAGCAACCGCCGCCGCTACGCAGTTGACCCAGACCATCCTTGATCGGGTGTATATGGATCTTCTCCGCAATGGAGCAGGTGCAAACGCCTACGATCGGTCTAACGGAGCCCCTGTGTTCTTGGCGATTATGTCGCCCGAAACCAGTGATTCCTTGATCCGGGCTAACGCGGATATCCGTCAGGATTTCCGCTGGAGCGAACGGGTTAACGAATTGCTCGCCCCCTTGGGTGTACAGCGCAGCTACCGCAACTTCCATCACTTGGTAGATGCGTTTGCGCCTCGTTACTCCCTCAGTGGCACTACGTTCACTCGGGTTTACCCGTTTGTTCGTTCCTCCAACAATAGTTCGTCATCTGGCAATAAAACCCAGGGATTTAAGTATGAACTTAATTCCAACTACCTCACTGCCGCGTACGAAGATACTATTATCTTTGTTCCGGAAGTGTTCACGAGCTTGGTCCCCAAGCCCTTGAGCATTGGTGGTGGAATGGAGTTCAACGCTCAAAACTATCGTGGCGAGTTCACCTGGAGGAACATCCCGGATCGCGTAAATAACCCAGACGGAACTTTGGGATATTTTAGGGCCATTTTCTCAAATGGCGCTAAACCCATCTTCCCGCACATGGGTTACGTAATCCGTCACTTGCGCAACACCATCAGCTAAATAGAGAAAGGAGAACATATATATGGCTCTTCCTCTCTCTATTCAAACACAAGATCAGGTCTTTGCGGCTGGAGTCCGCAATGTCCTGGCCAATGGTGGTGCGTGGACTAACGTCGTTTCTCTTACTGCCGCTACAGGCACTACGGGTAACACTGTTAGTGATGTGACTGCGACCCCTACCCAGACCCTTGTGAATAATAACTTCAAGGTTCTGGCTGACAAAATTAACGAGCTCATTGTTCTCGTTAACCGAGTCAACGCTTAAGTAATTAATGGAGGCTCCTAGGGTTCTATCCCCTAGGAGTCTTCACCTATTCTTATGTTAGCCAATCAAGTTACCGCTAAGCAGACAGAAAACGTCGCAGAGACGGCTTCTTTAGCTGCCGATCTAGTTGTATTCCCGATTCCAAGTGGTTTTGTACCCCCGCAAGGAGTCCAACCCGGGGAATCGTTTGAAGCAATAGCTCGAGTTCAGTTCACAAATGGGAAGATGGTTCTTGAAGCAATCGAAGGCCACGAAGTTAGGCTTGATACGGTTGGTGCTGAGCCCCAAGAACCAATTTCTTTTGAGAATGCAGTTGAGAGAAAGTTGGACGCTAATGCGAGGATGGCTTGATCTTACGGCAGCGATTGTCGAGCAAGCTGTAGCTGATCTTGATCTCGCCGCTTTACCGTGTCGGACCAAAAGAAAGCCTGATTGGGCTTTTACTCCTGAACATTTCAGAGAGTTCTTTCAGATCACTGAACCTCTTTTTAGGATTTGTGGATTTTCGCTTAATGCTGAAGCGGTGCGAGACCGTTTAAATAAAAAGTTAGAACGACTGGAGAAAACACATGCCCCGCAAAGACGTAAACGAAATCTGCGTAAAACTTGCCGGAATTGATGCTAAGCTTGACTCGGTTGTTGATTTAATTCGCCGGCACGATGAGATGCTTTCTGGTCACTCAGACCGTTTGCATCACGCGGAGAAACATATCAATCTTGTTGTAGGGTGGGCAGGGGCAATTGGTCTCCTATTTTCTTTTGTTGGAACGTGGGTAGCCGAAAAACTTGGAGTAAAATAACCTCTGTTGCGTCTAGACAAAAGTATGTCAAAATCAGCCATGAGCGTGCTTTTGATATTGGCTTGTCTCTTTCTTTCGGGTTGTACGACAGTTTCAAGCAGGGGTCTACCTAATTTCACTACCACAGAGGCTAGGCTTGATGCTGCCTCTGCCGTCGCGAACCCAGAGGCTAAAAAGCATATAGAGGCCGCTAAAGAGCAATTAAAGTCCGCTAAAGAGGCGTGTTACGCCAATACAGAGGCTTTAGAGCAGGCGATTAAAGAAAAGAACGAAGCCGTTAAGAACGCAGTCGTCTGGAAAGAGAAACAACGTAAAGCCCTTAAAGAATTGTGGATCTATCGTGGCGCAATTATTGCTTTGGTGCTTTGGGTCTTCCGTGGGTTCTTATTTAGCGGGGTTATGGCTATAGCTCGTAAATTTGTGGGGATACCCTGGTGATTCGGTGGATCCGAAATAGCTTTCAGGGCTTAGTTGCTCTGAGTGTCGCTATCATCATTTTCTTTTTTCTAGGCCCTATTCTTCAGGGTTTCGACAGCACAGCTGGCGTTGTTGATCTTGGTTCCTTGCATGTTCTTGCATTCGGAGCCGTCCGGTTTTTGTTTTGCACATTTCTAGCTTGGTCGGTGCTTCAAATGGATTGGAAGATTCTCGACCAGTACGTTGACAAAGGTGTTTTAAAAGATGATTGGAAGGAGGCTTGCCCAAAGACAAGACTTGCAATCTTCTCGTTTGTTTTTGGTGTTCTTCTTATCGCAGCAATTCTTTCATGCAAGTAATAATATATGCTGCGATTCTTTTTGCGTTTGTTTCCGACTCTCTGGCTGGCCCAGGAACTGAGGCGCAGAGGGTTCTCATCGTCGAACAGGCCCGTAAAAGCATCGGAATTCGGGAACTGTCGGGACGGAACGACGGGGCCTTGGTGGACGAGATCCTTTCATCGGTAAATCTTGAAGGCACTAAATCACCTTGGTGCGCAGCATTTATTGTTTGGGTTGGCGACAAGGCTTTTGGGGCAACGCTATTTAATCCCTACCCTAGGTCGGCTTGGAGCCCGACATTTCTTGCAAAACCCACCTGGGATCGACAAAGGAAGGGAACCCCGCTCAAACCCGCAGACGTCTTTGGAATCTGGTTCCATTCGATGGGCAGGGTGGCGCACGTTGGCCTTGTGGAGAAAAACGAGGGGGATTGGTTAGTGACAATTGAGGGGAATACAAATGGTGGTGGTAGCCGGGACGGGGATGGCGTTTACAGGAGAAGACGTTTGGCCGCAAATGTCCTTGGTAGGGGGTGGCTGTGAGCCTTCGGATTGGTGCCGTCGGTGTCCAGAAGGTAGTCGCAAAGCTTCTTGAACAAGGTTTTCTCGTTAGCACACCTATAATTGACGATGGGTACGATCTGATTACTGATTGGAAGGGGAAACTGTGCCGAGTTCAGGTCAAGAGTACTATGGGCGCTTCCGATGCCCACGCCCGTAACAAACTGAAGTTCTTAGCTGTTCGTGGAGCTGGTTATGGGTATGGAGCGTATTTGAAAATCAATAAAGAAAAGATGAAATATAAACCAAACGTATGTGATATCTTTATCTTTTATCATATCCCTCAAGACGCGGTATTCGCTGTCCCAAGCACTAGACTTCCAAAAACTAAGTCTATCTATTTTTCCCCCAACTCTTCCTGGAGAGATAATTGGGGCGTATTGCGCAAATTTAAAAGAGGGTAAACTCAAACAATGAGACGGATATTTCTAAAGTCCAAATCCGCTTAAGGTTATGGCTGACAATTTGATCATTAACGATGGCCAGTATGATTGGAGTGGTGGGATGGACTCTTCTAGGTCTCCGCTTAACTCTAATAAGAATACTGTTCGTGTTGGCATAAACGTCACCATGCGAGGTGGGCGAGCAAAGACTCGTCCTGGCTTTCAACAAGTCTTTTTGACTGATGATCCGGATTACCCTGGGTCTTTAGCCTTGTTTTCTTCTGGCAAAAACTCTTCAGGGGTTAAGACAGGTAACTATTTTCAGGGCGCTTATTTTTACGTAAACAAAAGTAATCCAGATCTTAGCTGTATTATTGCTGTAGCTGGCGGGTACGTATTTAGGATTTCCCCAGTTCAAGGCTTTGTATCTAGGCTTAACATTAATTTTAACCCTGGTTCAACTCGCTACACTGGGCTGATAAGCAATCCTCCGTTTTACTTAGACAATCTCTTTCGAGTAGACGCAACAAAGAAAGTCTATTTTTGCCAGGCTGAAAAATATCTTATTATGCAAAACGGTGTTGACCGGCCTTGGGTTTGGAACGGCGACAGTCTTTTTCAGACAGGTGTTGGGAGCAATCAGAATGACCCAACCGCAGAAAATATTTTGTCATACACAATGCCGATTGGGACGTACATGGCCTATGGCCAGGGACGTTTGTTTGTTGCAAGCCCTACAAAAGATTCATTCCAGGCCGGGGATATTGTCTTTGGCGGTTCTTCTAACCAAACAGCAATAGTTCAATCTTTTCAGGGTCCGTATGGCCAAATCTCAACTACAACTACTCATGGCTTTGTAGCAGGTGATGTTGTTTCAATATCTGGGCATAGCTCAACACCAAACATCAATGGGACATGGCGTGTAGTCGCCGCAAGCGGCACAACATTTACAATATCAACTCCAATTACAAATGTTGGTGTTGGCGGTTTTGTCGTGAAGGCTCAAGAAGGTCAAGAGTCAGACCTTTTGCGGTTTACTGAAACTCAATATCTAAACGAAGGCGGTTTTTTGCAAATACCTTCTCAGATGGGCTCGATTCGTGGTCTTTCGTTTATGCCAACCGGAGATACTTCCACTGGGCAAGGCGAGTTGCTTGTTTTCGGTGAGTCCGGGGTATCGTCTTTTGCAGTTTCTGTGCCTAGAGACCTTTGGAAATCTACACCTGGATTTCAAAGGGTAGCTCTTTCTGGAATTGGCCTAACAAGCGATAGAACCGTTGTTGCAATTAACAATGATTTGTTTTTCCGTAGCCTCGACGGGATACGCACTTACCGAAATGCAAGAGCACAGCAGGACGGTTACAACGTTACGCCAATCAGTACTGAGATGGATATTATCATGGATTACGATACGGAGTCGCTTTTAAGCGCAGGGTCAGCGGTCTACCATGATAATCGGTTATTATACACTGTTTCCCCTCGTGAAAACTTAGAAAACATTGAATCTGAGGTAATTAAGACACGTCCAATATCCTTTCAAGGTATCGGTGTTTTAGACTTTAATAGCCTTGGAACCTCTGGAGAAAAACAGCCAGCCATTTTTGACGGTGTTTGGACTGGGCTTGAAGTTTTGCAACTGCTTACGGGGATTACAAACCGGCTGCCTAGATGTTTTATCTTTTCCTACGATAATATTTCCAATAGTAACACCCTTTGGGAAAACTATCCCTGGGCCCTATTTGACTATCCTCTTGGGCAGTCTGCCAAAAAAATACAAGCTGCTGTTGAAACTCGAGGTTACGATTTCAATAGTCCTTGGAACTTAAAAAAACTTGAGCGCGGCGACATGTGGATAGGTGAGCTATCTGGAGATACTAAAGTGAATGTGTACTATCGCCCAGACGAAAATCCATGTTGGTTCCCTTGGCATTCTTTTAATACTTGTTCTGAACTTGAGTCTTGCATCACCTCTGTTGCAAACGTGAGTGCAACTCAAGGGTTTGAAACTGTCAAGGCTTCAGGTAAAACAGTAGAGCGAGCTAATACCTGGCGCATTAACTTTAAAGATCAAAAAGACTTCTACATTCGTTTGTCAAACACAACTGGTAGTCGAGTTGGAAATCTAGCAACTTCAGCAGTTGAGCGTTCATATCTTAATACTTTAAGTGAACGGAATACTTCAATTCTGAGTTGGCCTGTCACTGCGCAAGACATTGCTGATGTATTAACTACTGCTCTTTGGACCGGCACTACTTTACCCGCAACAGGCACTTATCCATGGCTCTATGCTGCAGTAGGCCTTGTTGATGCAGCAGTTCCAACCGACTTTTATGTTCAGTTTATCCTAGGTAATGTAAGCTATAACGCTTCTACAGGTGTCGTTACTATCCTTAATACTGGGACTTCTTATGTTGCTCTTGAAGCACCTGTTGTAATTCCTTCAGCTTCCGAATGTGGCTTCTACAAGCCAGTCAATATCAAAGACCAATACAGATCTCAGCTTCGTCTCCCAACTCCTGACAATTCCTGCGTCACATCTACTGGGACACTAGCTAGAGTTGGTCACAGTTTTCAATTTAGGTACGAATGGGAGGGGCAGTTTGCCCTTAACAAAATAATGTTCCACGCTTCCAAGCTTGTTGAGCCTGTTGGGGGGAATTGTTTATGAGCGCAATAACATCATACACATATAATACGGCTTCAACACTTACGTTGACTGTTGGGGAAAACATTGGCATTTTGCAACCGACACTTGCTCCGCCACAAACCGGAGTTACCCTCAGTTATTCCGTATCACCCGATTTACCACAAGGGCTTCTCTTAAACGCATCGTCAGGAACATTATCTGGGGTACCCACACAAACTAGTATAGCGACTTTATACAGTTTTACTGTAGTTAATCCTCAAGGAACGTTTACGATATATGTAACAATTAGCGTAGATGACGAATGCCCAGCTCTAGAGTGTGGTTGCGGGCAGGGGTATTTTTCAGAACTAGTCCAGGGCGTTACTGTTGAAAACGACTATCTTGGTACTGAGACCGGTGACCCATTGACAATTTCAAACTACACCGGGTCTGGCTTCTTACAAGTAGATGGTGATCTTCTGGAGTTAAATTAAATGCCTACCAGTATTAGAAATCTACCACTTTTTGTTCCTGATGGGAACTTTCCAAAGGTACCAGCTTCTGGTGTTTTACCTATTGTAGTTAACGGTATTACGAGAAAGACATTTGTATCAAACGCCACAAATCTATGCGGTGGCGGAACTGTTACTGGCCTTACTGGCGGTCAAAACATATCAATATCAACATCAAGCCCATCCTTTAACCAACGCAAAGTTATTATCAATTTTACATTTCCAGGCATTATTGTTCCGTACGTGATGAATGCGGAACAGCCTGCCGGCTGGTTATATTGTAACGGACAAGAGGTTAGTCGCGCTGAATACGCAAATCTGTTTGCAGTGGTAAGTACAACATATGGGTCTGGAAACACCACAACAACTTTTAATGTGCCAGATCTTCGTGGTCGCATACCTTTTGGGACCTCCGCAACAACCTCTAACCCTTTGAATGGCGCTATATTTGCCTCCGGAAACTCACTCACGGTCGCTTCAACCGGAGGGTCTGAGAACACTGTCTTGAACACAGCTCATGCTCCCATTCGTGATCATTCTCATACTGCCTCTGGGAGTATGATTGTTTATGGCAATCGGGACCGCTCAGATTTTGATGGTGAATGTTCCCCTCCAGGTAGTTTTGGTGATTACGGAGCTCCTGGGTCTATTGGTGGGCCTGGAACCGACTACCCACTTTCAAAAAGCAATGTATCTACTTCAGTCCCAGTCTACCCCACAGCACCGTTAACCTCTGTTTTACCCCACAACAATATGCCCCCGTGCATATTCCTTACTTACCTAATAAAGACATAATATGGCGACATTTAAAATTACAGACTTAACTAATACCGACTTACCAACGTTGGCAACTGTGATCCCTTGCATTCAAGGGGAGGTCACTGAAGGGACATTGCTAACTGACTTTGTGACAAAACAAATTACTATTGGCCAAATACGAGATTTGTTTGACGTTTCAACGGTTAAAACAGTAAATGCCGGAATAGGAACAACTCTTTCTAGTTTTCCAATTACGACAAGTGGTACAGTAAGTTTTAATGCCCCGGGTCTAATGTGTCTTTATGCAGGAACTCACGTCAACGGTGTCGCTAATCTGGCAATCCCAAGCGGATGGCTTGAGTGCAACGGGCAAGCAGTATCAAAGACTGGGACTACTGCAGCATTGTATGCGGCTATCGGCATAAAGTACGGCGGAACAGCTGGTGGGACTACCTTCAATCTCCCAAACCTGAGCGGTCGTGTTATTTGCGGCCTAGACACCGTCGATGCTTTAGCGGCTGGCGTACTTACCGAAACCTGGTGTGGGAGTGCCAGGAATACTCTTGGCGGTACTGTTGGCGCTAAAGGTGTATCACTTACTCAAGCACAAATTCCACTTAAAAAACATTACCACACGTTAAGCTCTACTTTTACTCAGGGTTATTTCCGAAATGGTCGTAGTGGTGGAACACGCTCAGGAGCTGGTTTGGAGTACGATTTTTCAACAACATCTGGTGGCGGGAGGACGGCTTCTACGACACTACCTTTGACAATATCAAATCCTTCTGGAGGCGCTAGTGGTGTTACCTCGTCAACAGAGCATTCTCATTTACCTCCATTTATTCTGTTGAGGTATATTATAAAAATATGAAAATTAGCTATTTACCCGAAATTGTAAGCCCAAAGAAAACGGATACGTTTATCCCTTTCGTCTACCAGAATACCACTATTTTGGCCAGGATAGGTGACTTAAACATCACTGGAGCTCAACCTGGAGTTTCACAGATATCTGCAGGACAAAACATATACATTGACCCTCCTGACGCAACTTCTACGGCTAGCGTTAACTTTGATTTTCCAGGCGCCATATTTCCCTTCCCAACAGATCAACCGCCTGCTGGGTGGTTATATTGTCGAGGACAAAGCATCAGCAGAAATCTATACTCAAGACTATTCTCTGTAATTGGTGTTTCATATGGTAGTGGAGACGGTCGCCTTACATTTGGTCTTCCCGACTTACGTGGAAGAGTTATTGCAGGAGTTGAAAGCATGGGCGGTTCAGTAGCCTCGGGTCGTATTACAGCTTCTGTGGCCGGCAATGTTCAACCATTCTTAGGCACAACAGGTGGGGTGGAATGCACTGCCTTAAACACCGATCAAGTTCCAACGCTTTCGCATACTCATACGATAAGTTCAATTACTGCTGGTTTTGTAAATGGCAGGGTTGAGGGTGGAAATAGGTGCAGCGGCAACGATGACCAACCAAGAGGCAGGCTAGACGGTAGTGAAGCTGTGAACTTTAGCTTTGATCTTACTTACAGTACCACAGAAAACACTGCTACTGAGCACAGCAACATACCCCCACTTGCCTTTTTCTATTGGGCTATAAAATACTGATATGGCCTTAATATCCGGTTCTTTACCCCCACAAACTTGTTACGGGACTCCGCAGCAAATGCTGGATCTTTTTGCCCAATATCTGTCTTCTCCGACTCAAAATATTATTATTGATTCACCCACATGTTCTATATCGGGGTCGATACCCGCAGGTGGGTATCTGGATGCAACTTACGGTGCTGCCGGAGCTTCTGTTGGCGATATTGTTGCTGTTTCGCCACAGGGTTCTTTTTCAACTCAAAATGTTTGGCTTACCGGAACTGTCTCTTCCGCAAATACAGTGACTATACGAGCTCAGACAACCGGAGCACTTTCGCTAACAACTATAACCTTTAAGTTCAAAGTTCTTAAGTTCTAATATGGCAACAACTCTATTAGAGGCACGAGAACTTCTTGCCCCTTACGTTGACAATGGAGTCTGTTCCTCTGATTCCAGGGTTATTCTTAAGATCAACGAAGCTCAAAGGCGATTACACAGCCAAAGAACATGGCTTGGCGTTCTTGCTAGGTTTTCAGTTGCAGTCGTAAACAATCAATTCACATTACCGCCAAGTCTATCTTCAATAAGCACCTACGCTGGTTTTGGTTTGGAAAGCGCTAATCGAGTCACAACTACAACTGCCCAGCAGGGTTTCATTACAAACTCTGTGCAGGCTTACCTTTGCGATTCTGGTGATGTCGTAAACCTAAACTTTGTACCTACTTCTTCAGATTTAAGAACGTATTTAATTGAAGGGACGGCCCCAGCTTTCGTAGAGGTGACCGGAAAACTTAACTACAGGCCAGCTTCGCTAGATACTGATCTCTTGGTTATTGACGATGTAGATGCCCTTAAATTAATGATTCTTGCCATTTTCCGGGAAGAAAATAACCAACTCGATATGGCTCAGACACTTGAAAACAAAGCTGTTGAGCGTCTTACTACAAAACTGGAAATGGCTCTTGAATCCGCAAGACGGTTGAATTATCAGACAAGGCGAAGTTCGTTTGCTTACGGGACTCTTGGTTATGTGCGATCAAAACTTGCTTTAGACATTCATCAAGGCTTACGGATGGATGATCAAAAGCTTATTGATGTGATCAATAAGGCTCAGGATCTTTTGATTGTTCAGAAAGGCCTTTTACTTGCTGCTGGTAGGTATGGGGTAAAAGATGGTCTTGTAGTCCCTTCATTTACGTACGTATCCCAAGATTCAGGTATGCTGGCAATTACAGATTATGATCAGATTCGATGCGGGGTTTTGAGTCT